AAGCCATTTCGAGAGAAGTGGCTGATTTTCTTTTTTCTCGTTCACAAGAAAATATAGTTGAGATGGGAATTTCTGACACTGGGGCACTCTTACAATCAGGAATAATCAAAGAAGAAGCGGACGATGTTATAGTTGAATATTCTGCACCATATGCTCAAGCAATTAACGATGGGGCAAAACCCCACAATGTTAATCCAAAACAATTAGAAGGATGGGTAAAAAGAAAATTAGGAGTTCCAAAAAGCGAAGTACCAAAAGTTGCGAGAGCAATAGCGAACAAAATAAAAAACAGAGGAACTAAACCACAGCCATTCATAGATTCTGCAATAGCACAAACATCTGCTATGTATAAGGGTCAAGTGGACATAATAAGAGAGTAAAATATTTAAAGAATAAACCCTATTAGATAATATGGAATTGAAGAAGCGAATACCTTGGAATAAGGGTTTAAAAATAGGTTGTTTATCTGAAGAACATAAGAAAAAAATTTCTGAAAAACTAAAGGGCAAAGTCCCAAAAAACTTTAAAAATTTCCAAAAAAAAGCATGGAAATCCAATAAGGGAAAAATACCTTGGAATAAAGGGCTTTCTTTACCAAAAGGAAAAAGACATCCCAATTGGAAAGGAGATATGGCATCCTATGATGCAATTCACACATGGGTAAGAAAAAATAAAGATAAACCAAATTCATGTCCTAAGTGTGGAAAAAAAGGGAAATTAGAATTATCAAATATATCTGAAGAATATAAAAGAAACATTGAAGATTATGAATGGTTATGTTGTAGATGCCATCGGACTAAAGATGGATGGTTTGAAAAAGTATCAGAAAAAATTGAAAGAGATATTAAAGGTAAATTTAGAAAGAAAAATATAAAGGACAAATTGAAATTCAAAGATTATAGATAATTATAAAAATGATTAACACCTTTATTTCTGATGGAAAAACCTAAACAAATTGATGAGGTTGAAATTTTAAATCCCGAAGATAGAATTTTCAAAGCATGGGGAAGCGTGGAAGTTCGAGATAAAGAAGGAGATTATTTGCCAATTTCTGAATTCAAAAAGATTATGCCAATAATTATGAAGCGAGGTGGAATTCTTATGGATAGGCATTCAAACAGACAAGTGGGAAGAATACTAAATTATGAATTCAAAACAAAGATGACTCCCAATGGTGAAAGAGAAGGTGTTTATTTAACAAACCAAATTTTCAAAGATTATGAAATGGATGACATGGTTTGGGATGGAGTAAAAAAAGGGGTTTATCAGGGATTATCCTTTGGTGGAAGAAATAAAAATAAAGATGTTAAATTTGAAAAAGGAGGAGACATAACTAAAATATTAACTGGTTTAGAAGGTTATGAATTCTCTTTAGTTCCCGGGATGGGAAATCAAGAAGCCACAATGGACGAGATTAATTATTTGGCTAAATCTGAAAATTTATCTAATGAAGACATACAAAAGCCATTCGCGGGATATGAGAATTTTGATGCTTGTGTTAAATCCAATTCAGACAAATCAGACCCCGAAGCGTATTGTGCTGTAATTATGAGAAAAGTCGAATCTGTTAATAAAATTTTTAATTATACCGACGATAAAAATAAAGAAATAGTAAAAAATATAAATAAAAATACTTTATTAGATAGTAGTAACACCAACGAAAAGTATTTAAAGAAAAGTGATTTAAATAATAACATGGAATCAAAAGAATTTAAAAAAGAGGGAGAAGATATTGCACCCCAAAATAATCCTATGGAAGAAATTAAACAAATGTTATCTCAAATTTTAGAAGCTGTTTCTGTTAATAAACAAAATGAAGATAAACCTGAAGATAAGGAACCAGAACAAGTTGAAAAAACTGGAGAAAAAGTTACTTTGCCAAAAGTTATTGAGGAAGATATTCAAGGAAAGAAACCTGCCGAAGGTTCTGAGAAAGATAAAGTTAATTTTGTTCAAAAAGAAGATGTTAAACAAATGCTTAATGAAAAATTCGAAGAAATTAAAAAGATGTTGGTTAAACCAGAAGCTTCTACCCCAAGAGTAAATCAAGATTCTTTAATTAACAAACAAGAAAAGTTAGAATTTCCAAGAACATTCGCTGAAGCAAATAAATTCATGAGGGGTAAAAAATGATTTCTACAATTCAAGAATTAGAAAACTTGTATTATGGTTCTGAAAGTGATTATATTACTAAAACAGATGCTCCAGTTATTACAACAACCACTGGTGTTTATAATGCTGTATTCGGAAAGTTCGTTTGGAAGATGTTCAATCAAGAAGCGAATGCTTTTGGTATTTTACCTAAGACAGTTTGGAGAAAGTCTGGTTGGAGATTAGCAACTGCAAGAGCTACTTCTGTTTCTTATGGTGGAATTTCTGAAGGTGGAAGTTTACCAGATTCAATCAAACCAACATTCGCCGAAGTTACAAATACTTTAAAAACCGTTGCTCATATGTTTGAGGTTTCTGAAATTCAGCAATATTTAGCATCTGTAGATGATGATGCGACTTCTGATTTGGAAATGTCAAGACAAAATATGGCTGAAAAACATAAGGAAGATATGAATATTGCTTTATTGTCCGATGCAAGTGCTGAAGCTGCTGCTGCAACTGCAAATTATGCTGGTAGAACTGGCTTTGAATCTTTGGATAGAGTTATATCAAGTGATTCTGAAGAAGATGCTTTTGGTGGAACTTATACTACTTACTTCGATATCTTTGGATTAGATAGAGATTCCGCTACAACTTATGATTCGGTTGTTTCTCATAATTCAGGAACTGATAGGTCAGTTAGTGATTTGTTAATCAGAACTTTAATTTATGATTGTAAAGAAGCTGGAGCAAATACAACCGTCTTATTAACTGGTTGGGACACAACTCGTTCTATTGTTGCTCTTTATGCTGACCAAGTAAGATATAATAATCCTCTTGATACTGCAAAGGTTAAAATCTCAGTAAATGGAATTGAAACTGAAGAAGGTGCTGGTGTTGGTATGAGGGTGACTTCTCTTTACGGAATTCCTTTAATTCAATCAAAAAATACTACCCAAGACACAATTAGTAGAATTTATGCTCTTGATACATCTGACCCCGAAGGTTCAGGCGAAGCAAGATTGAGTTTAAGTATTGCAAAACCAACTCAGTATTTCCAGTCTGGTGTAGATGCTGATTCTCCTTTTCCAATAGATAAGTTCACTACACAAGGACTTTTTAGAACTCTTGGAGAAATTAAATGCACAAGACTCGATGTTCAAGGTAAGCTGAGAGACTTAAGTTGAGGATTCTATGGTTGGTTTAGTTACTACTACTGGAAATCCTGCGGCACCACCTTATACTAATGGTCCTTATACATGGGACCAAAATATAACTTTCTCTGGGACAAATACTTATTCAGGAGCTTCTACTTTTTCTGGAAATGTTACAATTAGCGCTAATTTGACCGTTACAGGAACTTTTACTTTTGGTGATGCTTCAATAGATAATTTTATAATCTTGGGTAGAATGAGCACAGGGACAGCTGCGGGCACTGCAATATCTATAGATGCTACAACTTACCAATATTCAGAAGGAATTGAATTAAGATATGCTGTCTCTGATTGGGCAGATACTTACACTCTAACTAATTTCAGAGCAATGTATTTAAGATGTGAAGCTACCGAGTCGAATGCTACTGGAACTCTAATGGGAATGGAACTTTATGGAGTTGCTAATGATGTTGGAATTCAAAACTTAAAGGGATTGCTTTCTTACGCTTACATTAAAGGGACTACTGCTAAGACTGTGGCTACTGCTTATGGTGTGCAAGCAGAGTTATCTTGGGATGCAGGGGCTTCTACAACAACAATCACTACCGAAATGTCTCAGTTCTTAGGAAAATTGACTGGGGGAGTTTGCGATGATTATACAAAAATACACGGAATGATTTTAAGATTTGGAGATATGGACGGACAATCAAGAACTTATGGAAATGGTATTTTGATACAAGATGATGCAGGTATGTCTGGGACTGCTTCTTTGACGGTTGGTTTGAATATCACTATGGCTTCTACTACTGGAATAAGTTTGTCTGGTAATAATGCCACAGGTATAAGCATCACTGGAACATACACCGCTGCAACAAGTAAAGCAATTCATTCTGCGATAACAATCAATAATGCTAATCTTACAGATGGTTATGGGACAAATGAATTCGATTTGACTTTAACTGGAACTTCTGCTGGTCATGTTGCTTGTTCATCAAGTTGGATTAATATAAATACTGGAACTCATGGAGCAAGCGGAGAATATATTGCTGCTCAAAATAACGGAGTTTATGAAGATGCTGCTGCAACAATCACTGGAGCAAAGATTATTTTTGGTATGAGAGCTCAGGTAATACTCGGAGATACAGATGCTGCGGGAGTCTTCCCTTTTAGTGTTAACACGAACAATACTGCTATAACTGCATTATTTGATGTAAATAACTCTACTGATTTGGGATTAATAACTAACGCTGGTTCTGATAATGGAACTTTGATTCCAGTATATAAAGATAGTAATGACAATATTGGATATGTAAAAATTTATTCCGCTGCATAATTAAAATGGGAAAAATAATTGATAACAAAGACGGAACTCATTCTATGAATGGATTTTCAAATAATTCTGAAGAGGATATGAGAGAACTCGGAGACAAGTTTATCTCTATTGAATCAAAAGATTTATAAAGTAGTTTTC